AGGGTACTGTTCGTTAAGGACGGTAAAGGAGGCTTGCAACCTCCCCCTGCACCCACTAAGAACTTCGTTAAGACTGTTTCCTCTTTTCACAAACGTCTTCGCAAGTTCCTTCCTCTTCCCACTAAGTGGACAGCAATTGAGTTTGCTCACTCCTACGAATGTCGAAAGAAAAGGAACCGATACCTGGATGCTGCGGAGTCTTTGGTAGATGCCCCCTTAAAACGGGCTGACGCCAAGATTCGGGCATTCCTGAAGAACGAGAAGATAAAGATGGAGAAGCGCTCCTCTGACCCTCGGCTGATCCAGCCAAGGAGCCCACGTTTTAACGTCGAACTTGGGAGATATCTAAGACCAATCGAACATAGCATTTACACTAGCATCAATAAAGTTTACAGGTCTACCGTTGTGTTCAAGGGGATGAACGCAGTGGATCAAGGAAGAGTGATCGCACGTCACTGGAGGGCTTTTAAGAGCCCAGTGGCAATTGGCTTTGACGCGTCAAGGTTTGACCAACATGTCCGCATTGAGGCACTTATGTACGAACACAGTGTTTACAAGCAGATATATCGGAAGGACAGATACCTCGCTTGGCTGCTCAGTATGCAGCTGCGAAACAGCGGTAGCATATCAACACCAGACGGTAAAATTAGGTATACCACCAATGGAAACCGTATGAGTGGAGACATGAACACTGCCGCAGGCAACATAATCATCAATTGTGCCATGATCTATGCCTACATTAATGAGTGTGGGTTGACCAAAAGCAGGCTCATCAACAATGGGGACGATTCAGTCCTTATAATTGAGGAGGCGGAACTGCACAAGGTGAAGAACATGGCCGGATGGTTCCTCCAACTAGGATTTACAATGGTAATGGAACCTCCTGTTCGAGTACTTGAGAAGCTCGAATTCTGTCAATGCCAACCGGTATTTGATGGGGAGGATTACATCATGACGAGGAACCCCAGGAACTGTATCGACAAGGACCTGGTTAGTTTGCTGCCACTTGACACGAAAGGAGCCTACGATAAGAGACGCAGGGCAATCGCTCTCTGTGGACTCTCACTCGCTGGTGGCCTGCCCATATACGATGC